TGGATTACTTGTCATACATTCATCATGTAATTCTTTCCAGAATTCTGTGATTACATTATAGATTGTTTTTACATTTTTATTCATAGTTATACTCCTATTTTTATTTATTTATTAATTCAATACATTCATTACTTCTTTATTATTATAATAAATATATCTTATAATATTTACTAGCGATCCACTCGCAGTAGTCATATGCGGAAAGTTGTTGCACCTTTAGGTGCGACCACTTTTCAGCCTGCGTGCATTGACTTCAAGACTGGTATCGCTTTAACAGAAAAAGATATAGCCCCTGCGGCGAGCAGTTATATTCACAATACGCTTGTTCGCTCGGCCATATTTGGTCGAGCTTTAGTTATTCTCTGTTGATGTGTCGGCAACGAAGTACTCGAAGTACTTCTCGTTGACGAAATAAAATTGCCCAACAAACACTCATTGATTGATATTGATACTTACACTTAGTCTTGTACTTACGTAGTAGAATATACAACATTAGTCAGCGTACTTGAGGTAGGGAATAAAGGCGTAGTTCGTACCCAACCACACAAGGTACACAATCAAAGAGAGAACGTAGGCAAGGGGATAATTCAAGACGAGTATACAGTACCTAATAGGTACAGAGGTAAAAGGAAAGAGGGGGGTTTTAGAACGGGATAGGAAGAAATAATATAAGGGTAGAGGTAAATATATATACGGAGGTTTGTAAACAGTATTCCGTAATTGACACACACACAAGGAAACGATACAAAGAGATATGACAGAGATAACCATGAAGTTCTCAGTTGCTCCAGCAGTTCTATTTTTAGAGACACAGCTACCAGAAAAGGTCATAGGGGGTTTGAACGAATACCTCGATGCACGACACAAGAAGGGTGGAGAGGATTTTGGAAATAAACTGGTAGGTCAAATATCCCACGGGGAACAGTTAAAGATCGATTCAAAGGATCCATTGATAACCCCATTTGTTAATATTGTGGCGTATATGTCCCAGGAGTACATAAAACAGTTTTGCAGGACTATCGGAGTTGACCAATTAAAAAGAACTCCACATGTTCACAGCCTATGGTCTGTTCATTCATACGAAAGAGACTACAATCCCTTGCATGACCACGGGGTTGATACGCTTATGGGCTTATCATTCACCACATGGACTAAGATACCACCCCAGATTGCAGAGAAAGATGCCTATAAGTCGTCAGATCTCTACAATTCTAGTGGGATCGCAGACGGATTCCTGCAATTTCACTTCGGACAGACAGGCATACGGGGTTTGGAGGAGCTAAGACCACCATTCTCACGGACTATCAAGCCCGAAGTTGGTAAACTACTGATGTTTCCATCCTGGACACAGCATTGTGTCTACCCCTTTGAGGGTGACGGAGAGAGGCGTACAGTAGCAGGGAACCTTAATATGGTAGATACAGACCTGATCGACTCAGATTCGTCTGTTTGATACCTTAAAATCAATTTAAACACTATTTTAAAGGAGAGATAACTATGCCAATGGGTAAAGGTACGTATGGTTCTACTAAAGGTAGACCACCAATGAAGAAGAAAAAAAAGAAGAAAACTAAAAAGAAGGGTATGTCTTACTAATGCTTACTAAGAAACAAATGACTCTACCTGATTCTCTTAAAAAGAAGATCATGGAGGCTAAAAAGAAAAAGAAACCTGGCATGATTGTACAGGAAACTAATAAAAAGTTCATAGTTTAATATGGCATCACCTAAACCTAAGAATAAAGCCCTATACTCTAGGGTAAAATCAGAGGCTAAACGCAAGTTCAAGGTCTATCCTAGTGCTTATGCTAACGCATGGCTTGTCAAAACGTATAAGAAGCGTGGTGGCAAGTACTAATGGCGTATAAGGGGGGTTTGCGCAAGTGGTTCAAGGAGGACTGGCGTGATGTTAAGACAGGAAAGAAGTGTGGGCGTAGCGGAAAGAAAGATAAGAACCGACCATACCCTGCTTGTAGACCTAAAAAGGTAGCAAGTCGCATAACTAAAAAAGAAGCAGCTAAAAAGACTGGGCCGAAAAGAGTAAGCTGGTCTGTTACTGCATCAGGAAGAAAGAGAAAACAGAAATGATGAAATCAATTAAAGCTCCTGCTGGTTTTCATTGGATGAAGAAAGGTTCATCTTATAAGTTGATGAAGCATTCAGGTAAATTTAAGGCACACAAAGGAGCATCATTAACAGCTAAATTTGAGGTACAAAAGAAACATGGCTAAGACTCCAGCATGGCAACGTAAAGAAGGTAAAAGCCCTAGTGGGGGTTTGAATGCCAAAGGTCGTGCATCTTACAATAAGGGAAGAACAAAGACTGGTAAGAAACGTAACCTCAAAGCACCTAGTAAGAAGGTAGGCAACCCTAGACGAGCATCCTTCTGTGCTAGAATGAAGGGAATGAAAAAGAAATTAACCTCTGCAAAGACTGCAAGAGATCCGAACTCTAGAATTAACAAATCACTTAGAGCTTGGAATTGCTAATTAAAGGATAATCATATGATGAAATTTTTAACAGTAGACAATGAAGTTGCTACACTAGAAAACAATAAAGTTGTTAGTCCAGGTTCACGCTTTGATGGTATGGATGTTAAAACTAATGCTGATATTGAAAAGATATTTGGCGTAAGAGTTGGCCCAAAAGATTTATCACCTTACATGAAACCACAAATGCCAATGAATATGCCTGCTCCACAAACAATGGGTACGCCAGGGCAAGCAATGAGTCAACCACAAGTAAAATCTACACCAATGAATTTAAGAAAAATGTTATTGGCAAACTTAACAGGGTTAATATAATGGCTGGACACGGAGGAAAACGTAAAGGTGCAGGTAGACCAAGCGGTGTTTCTATTGGAACAAAGCAAGAACGCCTAGATGCTAAACTAGGTAAAGGTCAAACAACACCATTAAAGTATATGTTAAACCTATTGAATAACCCACAGGTTTCTGTTGAAAAGAAGATGTGGGCTGCAAAGGAGTCAGCACCATATGTACATTCTAAACTATCATCTGTTACTAAAACTTTGCAAGGTGATGATGATAAGCCTGTTGCTGTTACTATTGGCTGGAGAAAAAAGAAATAATATGCTTGAAGGATTACTTGCTTTACTACCTAGTAATAAAGCTCAAGCAGTTGATGAGATTAGATCAGAAGGTTTACTAGCAATAACAAATAATTCTGATCCATATAGTTCAATTAAAGATAGAATAAAAGAGCATGAAGGTTTTAGACAAAATGTTTATTTAGATACACTTGGAAATGAAACTGTAGGAGTTGGACACAAAGTAATTAAAGGTGAAAAAGTTCCAACTAATATAGAAGGATTACTTGATTTGTATGATAAAGACTTTGATAAAGCATTAAATAATGCTAAGTCTATAATAGATGAAGATTCAATTAGTCCTGAAGCATTTGGAGTTTTAGTTGAAATGAATTTTCAAATGGGAAAAAAAGGAACTTTAGGTTTTAAAAAAATGCTTGATGCATTAAAAGATAGAAATTATAAATTAGCAGCAGAAGAATTATTAGATTCTAAGTTTGCAAAACAAACACCTAATAGAGCTAATACATTAGCTGAAGTATTAATGGATGCAGAAACTTTAAACAATTAATGCAAATAGATATACCTTATGAACCTCGCCCTTTACAGGAGAAGATTCATAACGAACTAAAAAGATTTAATGTTATTTGCTGTCACCGCAGATTCGGTAAGACCGTATTTGCAATCAATCATTTAATTATGACTGCATGTGAAAAGCAAAATGCAAGATTGGCGTATATAGCACCAACATATCGCCAGGGTAAGGCAGTCGCTTACGACTATTTAAAAGAATATACGGAACCCTTAATGAAACTTGGTGGCAAGCGTCATGAGACTGAACTCAAAGTTGATCTATGGAATGGATCAAGAGTTCAAATCTTTGGCTCTGATAATCCTGATGCACTTCGTGGATTGGGATTTGATGGCGTATGCATGGATGAGTTTGCATTGATGTCTCCTAGAACATGGACAGAAGTTGTTAGACCAGCTGTGTCAGACAAACTTGGTTATGTAATCTTTATTGGAACTCCAATGGGACATAATCAGTTCTGGGATGTTTATGATTTTGCAAAAAGAACAGGAAAGGATTGGTATGCACAATTATATAGAGCAAGTGAAACAGAAATTATCTCAGCTGAAGAATTGGAATCCGCTAGAGAAACTATGCCAGAAGATCAATTTGAGCAAGAGTATGAGTGTAGTTTTCAAGCTGCAGTCTCTGGTGCTTATTATGGGAAACAAATTCAAAAAGCTGAAAAAGAAAATAGGATTACAGAAGTAGATTATGATCCTAGCCTGGATGTAGAAACATGGTGGGATTTAGGAATAGGTGATTCAACTTCTATTTGGTTTGCACAACGAACTGGTGAAGAAGTAAGACTCATTGATTATTATGAAACATCAGGTGAATCACTTGGACATTATGCTACAGTCCTTAGAGATAAAGGATATAAGTATGGTAGACATATTGGCCCACACGATATTACAACAAGAGAACTTGGTACTGGTAAGTCCAGGTTAGAAGTTGCTTATGATCTTGGATTAGACTTTGAAGTATGTCCTCGATTAGAAGTAGATCATGGTATAGAAGCTGTGAGAAATAATTTAGATAACTGTTGGTTTGATAAAAACAGATGTAAATATGGTATTGATTGTTTGCGACAATATCGAAAACAGTTTGACGATAGAATGCAAACATTTAAAAATAAACCCCTACACGATTGGAGTTCACATGCTGCGGATGCATTTCGATATGGCTGTGTTGTTGATGGCCCAACTAGAACTGACTGGGCGCAACCCATGAATGTAGATACAAGATATATAGTTTAAGGAAATATATGGCAAAAGGTAAACCACTAGACGAGTATGTAATCTCAGGTATTTTAGGAGATCATATTAAAAATAGTTATGGATTTTATTCTTCTGAATTAACAGAATCTAGACGCAAAGCTAATGAATATTATTTTGGTGAAGCATTCGGTAATGAAGTAGAAGGTAGATCACAAGTTGTTTCTACTGATGTAGCTGATACTATTGAATCAATCTTACCACCATTGCTTAGAATATTTACTGCAAGTGATAATGTAGTTAAGGTAGAACCTGTTGGACAAGAAGATGTACAAATAGCTGAACAAGCAACTGATTATCTTAATCATATTTTTAATAAAGATAACGAAGGCTTTACTGTTCTATACTCAATGTTTAAAGATGCATTGCTACAAAAGAATGGTATCTGTAAAGTATACTGGGATAACTCTGAAAAAATTGAACGAGAAACTTATGAGAAGTTATCTGATGATGAATTTACAATGCTTGTTGATGAAGATGGTGTAGATGTAAAAGAACATACTGAGTACGAAGATGAAACATTCCTAGAACAAAAATCAAAAGCAGAAGATGTACTAGCAGAACAAGAAGATTCTTTACAAGCATCATTGATGAGAGATGAGCTTAACAAAGTTCCAACACCAAAACTACATGATGTTGTCATAACTAGAAAACAAACATTTGGTAAAGTTAAAATAGAACCAATACCACCTGAAGAATTTTTAATTGAACGCCAGGCTAAATCATTAGCTGATGCAAACTTTATGTGTCATAGAGTTCCAACTACTCGTAGTGCATTAATTGAAATGGGTTTTGATTATGATAAAGTTTATTCACTACCAAGTGAAAACAAAGAACAATACAATCAAGAACGCAGCACAAGATACAGAAATGTAGATGATGATTATGATAGAACAGTAGGTGATGCATCTACTGAAGAAGTAATTGTTTATGAATCTTATATTAGAATGGATGTTGATGGTGATGGAGTTGCAGAACTTAGAAAGATAACTTCTGCTGGTGATAGTGGATATACTATTCTTGATAATGTTGCTGTTGATTCTCATCCTTTCTGTTCATTAACACCTATTATTGTTCCACATAGATTCCATGGTAGATCTGTTGCAGAGTTAGTAGAGGACATTCAGTTAATTAAATCTACTGTTATGCGTCAGGTACTAGATAATATGTATCTAACAAACAATAACAGAGTTGCTGTTATGGATGGTCAGGTTAATCTTGATGATCTTTTAACAAACCGACCGGGCGGAGTTGTAAGAACAAAGGGCGCACCTGGACAAGTTATGATGCCTTTACAAAATCAAACACTAAGCAATCAGGCATTTCCATTATTACAATATCTTGATACCATTAAAGAAGAACGAAGTGGTGTTACTAAATACAATCAGGGTATGGATACTGATAGCTTAAATAAAACTGCTACTGGTATTAATACTATTCTTTCTCAATCACAAATGAGATTAGAATTGATTGCAAGAGTATTTGCTGAGACTGGTGTTAAAGATATATTCAAAAAGATATTTGAATTAGTTGTTAAATATCAAGATAAAGAACGTATTGTTAAAATTAGAAATAGTTTTATTCCTATGAATCCTATGGAATGGAGAGATAGATGCAATGTTACTATCCATGTAGGATTAGGTACTGGATCTAGAGATCAACAATTACAAATATTAAATGGTATCCTTGGTAGACAACTTGAAGCAATTAAACTTCAAGGATCTGCACAAGGCCCAATCGTAAACTTACAAAACATTTATAATACATTGGCTCGCATTATTGAAAATGCAGGACTAAAAGATGTAGGTTCATATTTCACAGAACCATCTTTAGGTATGCAACAAATGCCACCTAAACAGCCTAAACAAACAGAGTTCGAGAAAGTTTCTCAGATTCAAACACAACAAAAAGCAGCTGAAGCTCAGATGAACTATGAAAATAGAATGCGTGAGATGGAACTTAAATATCAGAAAATGATATTAGAGTTTGAAACAAAAGCAAAAGAGCTTGAATTAAAATACAAAGCTGATATAGATGAAAAAGCAATTAGGCGTGAAGCATTAGAAATGAAAGGTATTAGTGATACTAATAAACAAATTTTAGATGCTGCAACTAAAGAACTTTTACAACCAGAACAACCTGAGGCAGAAGTACAAATAAATGTCGGATCTCCACAAAGAGACTAGTAGAGGCACAAGAGCTAAAGAAGTTTTAGAAAACGAATTATTCAAAGAGACTTTAGGTACACTAAAGAAATCTTATGAAGAAGCAATATTTCAAACTACACCTACGGATGACAAAGGTAGATTTTCTATCTATCTTGCATACCAAATATTAGGTAAGGTTGAAAACCATCTCCGTACTGTTATGGAGACTGGTAAACTTGCAGAGAAACAATTACAAGATCTCCGCAAGAAATAGCACCACCCAACCTGGAGTGCTAATATAACACTAACCATAAAGGAGTGAACTATGGCTGATGAAGCTATGAATGTGATTGACGCTGGTCAAGTTATTAAAGGTCTTATGACTGGAGAAACTAAACCTGCTGAAACAAAAGAAGAACAACCGACTGAAGAAGTTACTGAAACAGTCGAACAAGAAGCTGTTGAAGAAACAGTTAATCCAAGTGATGTTCCGTATATGGATCAGGAAACTGAAGAAATAGAAGAACAAACTGTGGAACAAGAAGCTCAAGAAGATATTGATGAAACTTCAGAGGAACCTTCATATGTTGTCAAAGTAGATGGCAGCGAAATGGAAGTCACCCTTAATGAACTACTTCGAGGGTATCAACGAGAAGCTGATTATACACGCAAGACATCAGAATTGTCTTTAGAGAAATCAAAGTACAACGATCTATTGCAACAATCTCAATCTGAGATTAATCAAAAATTGTCTAAGTTGACTGAATTAACAACAATGGCACAACAAGAACTTCAAAGAGAATATAGCAATATAGACTTTGAAAGACTTTATGAAGATGATCCTGTTGAAGCTGCACGACAAGAGCATAAAATGCGAAAGCGTGCTGAAAACTTAAACATGATTCAGGAAGAAACTAGAGCTAATCAAATGCAAGAGTTTCAAAAGTATATCCAGGAGCAACAAAATAAGATTGCTACCTTGATACCTGACTTTGCTGATCCTGCTAAAGCTACCAAAATGAAATCTGATATGAGAAGATATCTATCAGGTGTTGGTTATAGCGATCAAGAGATCAATAGTATTTATGATTCAAGACAAGTCTTGTTAATTAAAGATGCTATGACTTATGATAAGTTAAGAAAAGCAAATCCTAAAGTTACAAAGAAAGTTGCTAAAGCTCCTAAAGTTGTTAAGCCTGGCGTTGCTAAAACAAAAGCCGATGAATTGGCTCAACGTAGACGAGATAAACTAAGTCGTCTTAAAAAGTCTGGTCAAGTAAAAGATGCTGCCAAGATTTTTAAAGACTTTCTCTAATTAAAATAAGGAGGCCTTATGGCACAACCAACCAACTTGTACGATACGTACGATACTACTGGTATAAGAGAAGATTTAGTGGATGTTATTTACAATATCAGCCCTGAAGATACTCCTATACTTTCAGCAATTCCTAGAACTGCTGCTAAATCAACTAAGCACGAATGGCAATTAGATTCATTAGCTGCACCTGCTGCCAACAAAGTTATTGAAGGTGATGATGCAACTGTTGACGCTATGACTGCTACTACAAGAGCTTTCAACTACACACAAATTTCTGACAAAGTAATTGCTTTATCAGGAACTCAAAGTGCTGTTGACGCTGCTGGTAGAGCTGACGAAATGGCTTATCAAATTGCTAAGAAATCAAAAGAACTTAAAAAAGATATGGAGTTTGCTCTTATCGAAGGTCAAGTAGCTGCTGTTGGATCAGCAACTGCTGCTAGAGCTTTGGGTTCTTTACCTTCTTGGATTGCAACGAATGGTAGCGTAGGTGCTACTGGTTCAATGTCAACTGGTGGAGGAGCTGACTTACCTAATGATGGTACAGACAGAGACCTTACTGAAACAATCCTAAAAGCTGCTATCGAAGATGTTTATGTTTCTGGTGGCGATTTGGATCTATTGGTAGTTCCACCTTCAGTTAAACAAGTGATTTCTGGATTCAATGCGAACACTACTCGTTTTGGCCCAGCTGAATCAAGAACTGAGTTTGCTGCTATTGACGTTTATAGCTCAGACTTTGGAGACATCCAAGTGGTTCCAAATAGAGTTATGGCTACGACTGCTGAGAAACAAATTTTCTTACTACAGTCTGACATGGCTGCTACTGCTTATCTAAGAGACTTCCAAGTTGCTGATCTTGCAAAGACTGGTGACTCTGAGAAGAAACAACTTTTAGTTGAGTACACTCTCGAAATGAGAAACGAAGCCGCACATGGCATTATTGCTGATATTAATCAGTAATTATAATTAGGGGGAGACTTCGGTCTCCCCTCTATTAAAGGAAAGTATTATGTATAGATTAAGTGGAGTAGTTAAAAAAGTAGACTACACAGACAGTGCTGCAAATAGTTCTGCTATTTCAGATCATGTAAGATTTATTAGAGTATATGCAACGACTGATTGTTTTATTACAATTAATAATCCAGCAGTTACAGCAACTAATGCTGCAACACCAATAGCTGCAAAAGACTATGAGATATTCAAAGTTACTGAAGGTCAAATTGTATCTGCTATTCGATCTGCTGATAACGGATCATTGTATATTTCAGAACTAACGGAGTAAATATGACAACAACAAAAAGCCCAACTACATTTAAAGTAGACACAAATCACACAGTAGCTGTTGCTGATTCATCTGCTGCAAACAGTACAGCGTTTAATGCTGAAACTAGAGAAGTTAGAATTGTATGTACAGTTGATGCTTATGTAGAGTTTGGTGCTTCACCATCTGCAACATCATCAAGTTTAATTATACCTGCATATACACCAGAGTATTTTAGAGTAACGCCTGCTACTAAGGTAGCATTCCTAAGAGTGGGATCTGTTACTGGAACTGCAAGAGTTACAGAACTAACACAGTAAATGAAAAGATTTTCACTTCGAGGACAAGATCGTTATCGTGATCGTAGAACAGATGTACCTAATGATCTTTTACAACTTGAAGATAGAACATATTTATTAATGGAAGAAGGATCAAACCTTCGATTAGAACAAGCGGTGGGTACTGTATTTAGTGGTACACCTATACCTAATTAATGGCAAAAAAAGCAAAATCATATTCAGCACACGTACCTGGTTCTAAAAAAAGAACTTCTATAGGACAGTCTGTTAGATCAAGACCTAAAAATAAACAAAAACGTAGAAACTTTAAGCGATATATTGGACAGGGTAAATGACCTTTGATGAGCTTGTTAAATTATTAAAAGAGAAAGAGAAATCTTCTCAACAACAATCTAAGAATAAAGAAAGAAACAAAGTTTTAAGAAAGAGAGTAAAGAATGGCTGATAGTAAAATTTCAGAGTTGAGTGCATTAACTAGTCCTGCCAATGATGATGAATTTGTAGTAGTTGATACTGATGCTGGTACAACAAAACGAATAACATTTTCAAACTTAAATTCATCTATATCTGCATCTGTTGCTGCTGATGATATTGCAACTGGTGATGCTGCTGTTACTATAGCAACAAGTTCTGGAAACATTACTATTGACGCGCAAGCAGGTGATACTGATATTATATTTAAAGGAACAGATAACACTTCAGATATTACAGCATTAACATTAGATATGTCAGAAGCTGGAGCTGCTGCATTTAATTCTACAGTTACTGCTACAGGATTTATAATTGGTAGTGCATCTATCAATGAAACAGAATTAGAAATACTAGATGGAGCTACTCTCTCTACTACTGAATTAAATTATGTTGATGGTGTTACTAGTGCTATTCAAACACAACTTGATAGTAAATCACACATTAACTATAACTTAACTAAAACAGCAAACTATACTGCTGTTGCTGGTGATAAAATATTATGCGATACTTCAGGTGGTGCATTTACAATTACACTTCCTGCTAGTCCTAGTGCTGGTGATGAAGTTCATGTACTTGATGCAACTGCATCTTTTGATTCCAATAACTTGACAATAAATCGCAACTCAAAGAAGATACAAGGAGCTACTGCTGACTTAACCATAACAACTCAAAACACAGGTATTGGTTTAGTATTTTATAATGATACTTATGGTTGGAGAGTCTTAGTTGATGCTTATGATGTTGATGTAACGGAACTATAATATGACTAATATATATAATTCAAATCAAGATATACATATAGATAGAGGCACTAGAAAATTAGTTGTCAAAAAAACACAAGATACAACAAACATACTTAATGATAATAAAATAGCTCGTAACCATAGAGCTAATGAACAGCGTGGAGAGTTTCAAAGGATTGCACAGATACCATTGATTGCTCTGCAAATAAAAACTAAAGAACTATTTGGTCATTCTAATTGGCATAAAGTACATAAAGATGACCAACGTACTATTATAAAAAGAATGATTAACAGTAATGAGTTCCAAAACTTTAGAGTGGGAGATAAGAAGTTATAATGGCGTTAAACAATTATGCAAATTTAAAAACAGCAATAGCTAATTTCCTAGCTAGAGATGATTTAACATCTGAGATAGATGATTTTATTGACTTAACAGAAGCTGACTTTAATCGTAGATTAAGAGTTAGAAATATGGAAACAGTAGATGCTACGTTTACAATAGACTCAGAAACAGAAGCTCTACCTACAGGATTTTTACAGGCTCGTAGTTTTATACTTACAAGTTCTACACCTGACCAAACATTAGAACTAACTACTGCATACCATCAAGCTAATACTGCTGGTTTTGAAAGATCTGGTGTTCCTAAAATGTATTCTATTGAAGGATCAAACTTTAGATTTAGTCCTACACCTGATACTTCATACACAGCCAGGCTAACATATTATAAAGCATTTGATAGTATTGATGCTACAACTACTACCAATCATATTCTTACAAATCATCCTGATGTATATTTATATGGTGCATTATACTTTGCATCTACATTTATTAGAGGCATGGATCAAACTACTATTGCACAGTTTAAATCACAATATGAAGCAGCTTTACAACAAGTAGAAGCTGGTGATGAAAAAGATAAATACAATGGTTCACCTCTTATACAAAGAACAGATATTAATATTAATAACTTTGATAACGTAAAATAATGCAAGTACCTTTTGGAGAATGGCTACCTGATTTACCAGACCACACTAACCCTGGTGCAACACAAGCCTTAAATGTTTATCCTGCTGTGACTAGTTATAGACCTTGGAAAAGTATTTCTACTACTAGTGGTAATGCTTTAACAGCTAGAGCGCAAGGAGCAGCATCTTTTAAATCAGATAGTGGTGTTATCTCTATATTTGCTGGTGATGCTACTAAGTTATATAAACTAACATCTAACTCATTTGTAGATGAAAGTGGTGGTACTACATTCTCTACACCTACTGATGGTCATTGGGATTTTATTAAGTTTGGAGAAGTTGTTATTGCTTTTAATGGTGATGATGCAGCTCAAGCATGGACATTAGATTCATCATCTGACTTTGCTGCACTTGCAGGATCACCTCCTATATTTAAACATGCTGCTGTTGTAGGTAATTTTGTTGTTACAGGATTTCAACCAACTGCACAAACAACTGTAGCCTGGTCTAGTTTTAATAGTCCTACATCTTGGACTGCTGGAACTAATCAATCTGATACAGAAGTTCTACCTGAAGGTGGAGTTATTACTGGTGTTACTGGTGGGCAGTATGGATTGATATTTCAAGAGTCTCGTATTACTAGAATGGATTATAGAGGCGGTAATGTTATCTTTTCATTTAGAAGAATAGAAGATAATGTAGGAGCAGTACAAGGTAAGAATGTAATTAAAGTTGGAAACATGGTTTACTTTTTATCTGAAGATGGATTTAGAGTTACTGATGGCAATACTTCAGTTCCTATTGGTAATGGTAAAGTAGATCGTTTCTTTTTTAATGATTTAAAATTTGCTAAAAGAGAAAGAGTCAAAGCAACTGCTGATAGAGAAAACAAACTAATATGTTGGTCTTATCCATCTAAAACAGGAACTAACTCTGAAACTCAAAATGATAAGATTCTTGTATATCACTATGAATCTAAGAGATGGTCATTAGTAGTTATAGACCATGAGTATATGCTAGATTATCAAACTCCTGGTTATACATTAGAAGAACTAGATGATTATCCAACATCAGGTGCTAATGATTTAGATGCAATTACTATTTCATTAGATAGTGCATTCTGGTCTGGTGGACTTAGATCATTTGGTGTATTTGGAACAGATCATAAACTAGGAGCTTTCCAAGGCAACTCATTGAAAGCTGAAATAGGTACTGGTGAAACAGAGGTATTTCCAAACAATCGTTCACTAGTTACTCATGTAAGACCAATAATAGATACTGATGATGCTACAGGTTCTTTAACTTTTAAAGATAAAGTTGCTGATACTTCATCTACAACAAGTGAAAATGCTATGCACTCTACAGGAACAATTCCGTTTCATAAGTCTGCACGATACTTTAAATTTAATATACAAGTTCCAGCAAACAAAGATTGGAATGATGCTCAAGGACTTGATATAGAAGCTATAAAAGAAGGATATAGATAATGGCACTAATAGGAAACCCAATAGATTTTGATAGAATTAGACAAAGATATGAGTCTATAGTTTATCCTGAAAGTAAAAAAACATTTCAAGATTCACAATTTAATCAGATAAGAGATACTTATGCTGGGCTATTGCAACCTGCTACTACTCCTACACAAATGGGTGTTCTTGGTGGTATGGGTTCACAAACTATTAGTCAAGATGCTACACAACCAGGACAACAAGTACAGTTAAGATTTAATCCTGCAACTGGACAAACAGAAACTATTATTCCTGAATACATGGCTCCATTTAGAACAGATCAACAAGACTTCTTGCCTGTATCTACACCATTTGAAACTTTAAAACCTCAAGAAACAATAGAACCATCTATTGGAATAGATCCACAACCTTCTTCTGGAACACCAGCAAGAGGCGGTGGAGGAGATACTGGTGGCTTTCAAGGTTATCAAGATCGTATAGGAGGAATGCAACAACGTAATTTTGGTCAGATAGCTAGTGATGTTCAAAGTTTTAATCCTGCGGTAGCTGGGTTACTTGGAACAATTACAGGAATGCCAATAGGCCCAATAGCTGGAGCTGCTAATATGATTAACAAAGCTCAACTAAAAGGACTTGGTATTGAAGGAGATGTTGCTATTGGACAACTTGCAGATTCTTATAATGATGCATTAAAATCAGGTTTATCTCCTCAAGATGCTTTAACTCAAGCTACACTAACAAGTGGTACTACTTTAAATAAAAAAGCATTTACACAAGCTGGTATTGAAGAACTATCTATTGATGATATGCTTGCAGAAGTTGAGAAAAAAATGGATAGTAAAGGTGAAGGAGGATATTCACCTCCATCTGGTACAACTGGTACAGGTGGTGGAGCAGGCCCAATGGGAGGAACTGGTCGCCCAGGAGCTGGCACAACAGTAGGTAAACAAACTACATCAGAAAGACGTAATAATACAGGTAGTCGAGGCCCAGGTGGCGGAGGCGGTCGAGGTGGTCGACAAAGTTCAGGTAGTGGAGCTGGTAGAGGAGGTCTTGGTGCTGGTGGACAAGGTGGTAAAAATAAAGGAACATCTAGATTCTAATGACAAGTATTAGAGACTTAGAATATATCTATCAAGACTTAGATAACCAGGCTAACTTTCAACTAGTCATTGAAGATATTGTAAATCAACTAGTACGCTATCATAATGATGAAAACTATGAAGTAGCATCTTGGTTCTTTGGAGGTTAATATGCAATGTAAAAACTGTGAACACGAATGTCATTGTAGCAACAATGGTCAATGTCCTGTATGCAAATGTTCTAACTGCGAACACAATGCTCTTGACGAATTTTGGAAAAGAGTAGATGAGGATAATAAAGAGTAATGGCACACAATTATAACAACGCACAATTTAATTTAACAAATACAAATAAAACAGATGTATATACTTGTGCATCTGGATCTACTTGCTTAGTCAAAAATATTCATGTAGTAAATTATGGTGCTGGTAATCATACTATTAAAGGTTATATCTATGATAGTTCTGCTAGTACAGAGTTTCAAATAGACGAACACACAATAAACTCAGGTGTTTCTCAGGACATATCTGATGGTATTATAGTTTTAGAATCTGGTGATATATTAAGATTAGAAGCTGGATCTGCAAATCATTTTAGTGGAACAATATCTATATTAGAAATTACATGACAATACCTGTATTTATACCTACAGATAATATTAAAACAGTTGAACCATTTGTTAATGATTCGATTGATAAAGCGTTACAACATTCTGGTAATCACTATAACTTAGAAGATGTACACAAACAATTATATAAAGGTAAAGCTCAGTTATGGATTTTATGGAATGAAAAAAGAAAAAACAAATATCAAGGTTGTATTGTAACTAAGATAATTAAACGTAGTAATACTCAATCATTGAATATATTTATAGCTACTGGCAAGAATAAAAGATCTTGGGAAGATAAAATTACTACACTAGAAGATTACGCCAAACAACAAGGGTGTACTCATCTAGAAACATATGCTCGACCAGGTTGGTCTCGCATACTAAAAAAACATGATTATAAAATAACACACTATTTATTAGAAAGAAAGTTGGAGGACTAACATATGTCATTCGGAGGAGATGATCCACAAGTAATAGAAACAGGGGGTGGAATATATGAACCTGCTGAACCTTATGTAAAAGATATAATGTCAGAAGCTGCTCGTTTATATGCGAGTGATGTTGGTAAATCATATTATCCTGGCTCAACTGTAATTCCTTTTGCACCTGAAACACAAGCAGGGTTAGATTTATCAAAGGGATTAGGATTTGAAATGACTGGCCCAAGTCGTTTATTTGGTACAGCTGAAACAGCACTAGGTGGATTTGCTACTGGTGTTATGCCTGATGCTTATATGGGTAGAGGTCTTGGTGCAGGTATGGGACTTGGTGGAGGTATGGGATCTGCTTACACAGGTAGACAAGCATATGGTGAATTAACTCCACAAGCTGATTATTTAAGAGATGTTAGAGCTGGTATTAGTTCTGATGTTATGGGTGATATTGCCTCACAATTTGGTGGTATGGGTAGAACAGGCACTAGTCCTGCTGCACAACAAGCTGCTGCTAGAGGATTTACACAAGCATATGCACCTATAGCTCAAAGTGCTGCTGAAGCAGAAAGAGCTAGAGAACTATCTGCAAGAGAAGCAGACATTGTTAGACAACAACAAGCAGCCTCAGGACAATTACAAAGAATGTATGGCGGTACTGAATCTCAATTACAAAGACAATATGGTGCATCTCAAGCTGACATAGCTCGTCAGCAACAAGCTAGAGAATCTGCAATTGCTAGAATGATGCAAGGTGCGCAAGCATTACCTGGATTGCAACAACAAATGGATGAAAGACGATTAGCAGGTATATCTGGTATTAGTGGAGTAGGTTCTGCATATGAAGATCTTGCTGCTAGAAACTTACAAGATCGTATTAATAGATTTCAATTTGAACAACAAGCTCCATATCAAAGACTATCACAGTTTGCTAGTCCTATATTTGGTGCAGCTGGTATGCAAATGCCAGGCATAAGATATGCTGAACAAGCCAACCCATTAACTAGTGCTTTCGGTTTAGCAGAAGCAGGTTATGGATTAGGTTCTCAATTTGGATACGGAGGTCTCGGTGCAATACTTGGTGGCCTCGGTGGATTATTAGGATAAGGAGATACTATGGTAAATACAATGAATCAATATTCTGGATTATTAAACAATCCATTTGCAAAACCTAAATCTTTAACTGATGAAGAATTTAGACAGCAAATGATAGAGACATATACAAAACCTAAAGATCCAGGAACAATGTATTTAAGTCCTACATTCAAAGATACTGAACAGACAATTACAACAGATTTTGGTGCTAGGCAAATACCAAGTAAAGAACTTACAGGTTTATTTAGAACAGGTGCAGACATTGAAGCATCAAGTAAAGCTGCACAAGATAAAGAAGCTGCATTTAAAGCATCAGGTGAAAAAGTACCTTCTGGAGAAGAAGTTGTTAAAGCTGGGCCAATTAAAGAAATTAATGAAGCACTATCTGAAAGCAAACCTAAAACTATGATGTCTAAGTTAAACTCTGTTGCTGATAAGATATTTAATTTACAAGACAATAATCCTGAAGCATATGATAAAATTATTAATGGTTTAGATATTTATGTTCGTGGACAACAAGGTGATACAATAGCAGAAGCTATACTTGGTAATAATAAGTTTAAAAAAGAACAAGCCTCTGCTTTATTACAATCAGCTATTGCACAAAATAATTTAACAAAGAGTCAGTTTCAAGTATTAGAAGCACAAAAGAAAGCAACTACACCAGGTAAAGTAGAAAAAGGTGAATTAGAAATAGCTAAGAATATTGTTAAAAAAGATGTAGATAAAGATGACATAGATGCTGTTGCAAACTTTGTAGCTGGTAGAGCAAAAACAATACAACAAAATACTGGTATGTCTTTTAATGAAGCTATTACATTAGCCTATCAACTTGCACAACAAGAAGGTGGTGGACTTAAAAATGTAGCATCTTTATATGGTAAAGAATATGTAATTGATCCTGAAGGTTCAGTTATTAATGTAGACAACTATTCACAAGAGGAGTTTGATGCAATACCAAAAGGCACTATGTTTATCTACCAAGGTGAAAGAAAAATAAAACAATAGCATGGCTCTTGATTTAGGCAATTCAATATCTGCCTTAGATTTAGGAGACTCAAAAAACTCTTTAGATTTAGGTGATTCAAAACAAGCACTAGATCTAGGAGAATCTATATCAAGTCCAGAACAAAAAGGTTTCTTTGAAACATTACGAAATCCAATAGATCTTATGTTTAATGAGTCTGTTGTAAGACAAGGATATAATTATCTTACTGGTGATACTCAAGAAGTACAAGCTAAGAGGGCGCAAGACTTTATTGAAGCTAACCCTGAGTTAGAAGGTACACCTGAATATATAAATGCACAAAGAAAACTAGAACGCTATGGTTATCTATTAGAACAAGGACAACCATTTAGCTTTGAAGCATTACAAGAAGCAGTAAAAACTAATCCAGGACAAATGGCTGGTGAGTTTGTAAATGCTTTTATGGCAGATCCATATCTTATATTTACTCCATACTTACTAGGAGGTAATGCTCTTACTAAATTCTATCAAGCTAATAAAGTATTAGGTAAAGTTCCAAGATTAGCCAGGGGAGCTGCAATAGGAACTGCTGCTGTACCTGAAGCTGCATTGTATTCTGTTATACAACAAGCAGGAGAGAATGGTCAGTTTGATGCTAATCGTATGGCAGTTGAAACTGCTATAGGTGGAGCTGGTGGTTTAGGTTTAGGTGTAGCATTTGGTGGATCACTAAATACTATAGGTAAATTTACTGGTACTATGGATGAAATAAAAGATAGTATTGTAAGACCTAGAGCAGAAGCTGGTGAACCTGAAGCAATCAGATTACTAGAAGGATTAGAATTAAGCAAACAAGGTAAACCAGTTTACTTTGAAGATAAAGTATTTGATACAATAGAAACATTAAAAGGAAAAGAGTTTAAATATAATGATGCAAATGCTATGGCAATGTATCAAGATATTGAAAGTAGATTAAACGAAACATTCCGTAAACTTGCAGTAGATATGTATGATACAAGTCTTGCTAAAAAAATATATAGAAACTCTACAACACCTTTAGTTGCTGGTGGAGTCTTTGGAGCTGGTGGAGCATTAGCTACAGGAGAACCGGAAAACTTTTTAATTACTGGTGGAACAGTATTAGCTGGTACTACCTTTGGTAAAGTAGTTGGTAAAAGCATTAATAGAGCTTTACAAACTAGTAGAGGTAAAGATCTTGCTACTAAATTCATTGATAAAAAAGAATGGGATGGATTTTATAATGAGGTAAAAGGTACAGGTGTAGATACTAGTAAAATTAATATTAAAACTAGAGATGAGTATCTTGAAGCTGTAAAACTTAATAAAAGATTTAATAAAGATTTAGCAGACCTTGGTGTTACAAAAGATTTACTGGACTCTAAAGCTACTGCTGTAAGTAGAAAGATTCTTTATAACATGGATACTTTTTATAAACTGGGTGGTATGTATTCACATCAGTTGAATATGTTATTTAGAAAAGAATTTCCTATTGCAAAAAGTAGAGAAGAAGATGTTCTTAAATTTATACAAAAAGTTAGAGATAAAAAAACAAAACAACTTGTAGTTAAAGAATCTGATTTAAGCTCTGATGAATTAAAAGCTGCAAAAGCTGCACAAAGATTCTTTGAAAAAATACATAAAGAGTTAGCTAATAACGATACACTTAAATTAAAGTGGAGAGAAAACTTTTTACCTGGTTTCTGGCAACGATCAGCTATGATTACAGATGATGATGCTAAATCATTCTTTACTAATTTCTTTACTGAAACAAAAAAAGGTGCGGGTTATAGAGGTAGACTTGCAACTGAAAATGTTAAAGTTGTAGATTCATATGATGAAGGTATTAAAGCAGGATTAAAACCAAGAACTACAAATCTTGGTGAGATTATTGCTTTGTATAATCATTCTTTGTTTAAAGCTATTGCTGAACGAGATGCATTAAAAGGTTTATATAATTCTAAGATACCTGGTCGTACTACACCAAAAGGTATGATGCAAAACTTTTTATATGCAGATAAAGATTTACTACTATCAAGAGGTGTTGATATTGATGAATATGTACAGTTTCCACATGATGGTATTATTAGTGCTAACCCATTAAATAGATCAGCAATCAATCGTATTAATGAAACTATATCTAAAGCAAAAGAAACTGGTAAAGTAAAATCACCACAAGATATTATTAAGTTAAGAAACAAACTTATTACAGAAGATAAAAGTATTAAAGTACCTTATGTATTTAAGGAAGCTGCACCACATCTTAAAATGATGTTTGATACAAGTGTAGAGAAAGGTTTCTTTAGAGCTATATCAAACTTTAACTTCTTACAAAAAAGATTAAGTGTTGGTTATTCATTCTTTCATGGAATGGCATTGTTTGAAAATATGTTTTTTGCAGGTGTAGGCACAGCTAAGATAGCTAATGTAGCTGGTCTAGGTAAAGTACCTGGCATAAGATATTTTATACCAAAGACTATAAGTGCAAAACGCATGATACAAGAAGGTGGTAATGGTGATGACTATGAAGCTGCACTTAGAGCTGGTGCTATATTCTCACACCCTGAAGATATTGGATACCATAGATTCTATGATTTAATACAAGGTGCAAATAGATTAGCAGATAAGACTGGTAGCCCTTTAATGAAATGGACTATGCAACAAGGTATAGATAAACTTGTTACAAAACCATTTAGATTTATTGATATGGTTACATGGGATCATGTCTATAACTCAGGTAAGTTATATACATTTCAAACTGCAAGAATGAAACTATTAAGAGATCCTGCAAACAAAGATGTTCCTATGCACATATTAGATAGGAGAGCTGCTGAATATACTAATGATGCATATGGTGGATTAAACTGGAGACAGATTTATGAGGACACTACAAATCCACTTCTTAAAAAAGTATTAGGCGAAGCATACAATCCATCAGGTAGAAGAATATTACAGTTATTATTATTTGCTCCTGACTGGACTACTGCAAATATAAGAATTATAGGTAAAGCATTTCCTGGATTTAACAAAGATCCAATAGGAAGAAAACTTTACCAAGCATACGCTATGAGAGCTGCATTAATATATGCAACTTTTGGTAGTGCATTGCAATATATGTTTACTGGTAAATCATTGTTAGAAAATAAAGATCCAACTAAAATAGATTTAGGTAATGGAGACACTATGGTATTTTCTAAACAGTTGATGGAACCTTTACATTGGGCTGTACACCCATATAAAACCTTAGTATCTAAACAAGGTAGTACACTAAAACTAACTGAACAATTATTATTTAATAAAAAATACTTGACAAGCCCATGGCCTAGTCCTATCAGTGAATCTGATTTGTTTTCACTCTACAGAGCTAGGGATTATGGAGAACAAATTGGTATGTCATTATTACCATTTGCTTTCAGAGGAGTTGTTGAACAAATGCAAAAAGACGACTTAGATTTTCAAGATGCTATTAACTATATAATTGGAAACTTTGGACACCCTATCTACCCAGAAGGTAGAAGAACCAAATATTATACAGGATTTAATTAAAATTAGGAGGAAAACACTATGGCTGGAACAGGCGTAGGTAAATTTAGTTCAACTGCTGGTAACAATACTAGCAACATGACTGTAAACTTTGCAGAGAATATGGCACCAAGTAATGTCAATAATGCTGCAAGAGAATTGATGGGGCATATCTATGATATGTACAAACAATTAGGTGATGGTTACTTTGAGTATGGTGACGGAGATGCTACATATACTGTAGCTAGATCTGATGCTGATACTATAACTATAACTTCATCATCTGATATTTCATCAATATACTTTCCAGGTAGAAAGATAAGAATCACTGATGGTGGTGCTAATGTTGTCGAAGGCACAATAGCATCTTCTTCACACTCATCTACTACTCAGACTGTAAACCTTACAGGTATCTCGTTGGCTTCTGGTACTCCTACAAAAGTTGAACTTGGTATAGATACAGCTGCATTTGGTGGAAGATTAATCCTAGATGATGACGGTGATACTTACATTGAAGCTCCTACTGATGATACTATTGATATCTATATTGGTGGTGCTAAAGACTTTGTATTTACAGCCAATACATTAACTGCTGAATCTGGTAGTTCATTTATAGGTACAATAGGTGCAGCTGGTACAACTACAACTCTTGCTGGTATTGCTATTGCTTCAGAGAACAACTCTATCTTTATGTCTGACTCAGATATTTTAGACACAACTAGTACTGCTGCATTTGATACAGTATATGGTTGGACAGCAGGAAACGCTTTAACAACTGGTGATTCAAATACATTTATGGGTTATGCAGCTGGTGGTGCTGTTACCACTGGTTCATTTAATATTATGATTGGTGCAGATGCTGGTGATGCTTTTGATACTGAAACAAATAATTTAGGAATTGGTAATGGAGCTTTAGGTGGTTCTATTGCAGGTGGTGAATACAACGTAGCTATAGGTAACAACACACTAGATGCTTTGACTTCTGCTGACCAATGTGTAGCAGTTGGTTATAATGCTGGAAGTGCTGTAACTGAAGCCTCTGGTTTTACTGGTGTTGGTTTTGAAGCTGGACTTAGCACAACGACTGGACAAGACAATGTTTATATGGGCAAGACTGCTGGTCGAGGAAATACGACTGGTGCTAGAAATATAGCTTTAGGTTTTGGTTCTATTTATAATGCTGATACTGAAAGTAATAATTTAGCAGTTGGATATTCTGCTTTAGGTGGTTCTGTAGCTGGTGGAGAATATAATGTAGCCATAGGAAACTTGAATTTAGACGCTCTTACCTCTGGTGATAATAACGTATCACTTGGATATAATTCTGGAAGTGCGGTTACAACTGGTTCTAACAATACTTTTTTAGGAACAAGCACTTGTGATCTAGTTACAACATCTAGTGAAAATGTTATAATAGGAAGTCATTCTGGACACGCTGCTGCTGGTGGTGTAGATGGTGCAGTTGTTATTGGTTATAATGTAACAGCGGCATCTTCTGGCACAAGGTATATTACATTAGGTTATCAAGGTGATCTTACTTATATAGCCCCAGGTTCAAGTTCTTGGAGTGGTACATCAGATTTAAGATTAAAAGAAAACATCAACGATCATACTCTTGGATTAGATTTTGTAAATGATTTAAGACCAGTTACATATAATTGGAAAAAAGAAAAAGATGTAGATGAGTCTCTACATTATTACAAAGAAGATTCAGATAAAAGAGTAAATAGTGATGATGAAGAAATAATTTTAAAGCACGGATTTATAGCTCAAGAAGTAAAACAAATTATAGATGACAATAATTTAGATTCAAATTGTTTTGGTCTTTGGTCTAAACAAGATGATGGAACACAAGGATTAGCAGAAGGTGAACTAACACCTATACTAGTAAAAGCCGTACAAGAGTTGTCGGCTCAAGTAACAACTCTACAACAAGAAATAAAAACCATAAAAGGAGAATAATATGGCAGTAACTAAAGAATGGGTATCAGCTAAACCTAAAGTAAATGCTGATGGTAATGTAACAGAATGGTCGGTTGAGTATAAATATACTGATGGTGACTTTTCTCATACATTTAAAAAATCTGAAAAAATAGACACACCATCAAAAGCACCAGGTAGCTATACAAAAGCTGAACTATTGACACTTATGGATGAGGCACATTGGGATGATATGTTTGCAAAAAAACATAACGTACACCAAAACCCACCAGCAGTTGATACAGTTGACAATTCATTTGATGTCAGTACACTTGGTTAAAACTAAGGAGATACAATGTTTACATTAAATGAAAAAGAATATGACGAGACTAAATTATCTGACAAAGGTAAAGCACTCTATCAAAAGTTAATGAAAATAGGTGCTGATAAATTTGATCTAGATATTATTGCAAACCATTATACAGCTCTTCTACAGGCAGAGTTACCAAAAGAAGAAGAAGAAAATGGAACAGGACAATAGAGAAGCAATTATCCGTATTGAGGGTAAACTAGAGCTAATGGATAATAAGCTCAACACCCTCAAGGATAATCATCTCTATCATGTCGAGAAAGATATGCGTCAACTCAAAGCTCTAGTATGGTTTATTGGTACTACAGTATTTGCACAAATGTGTTACTTAATAGTTAGAACGCTGATTTGACAATAAAGATCAAATCGGTCTACAGTTCGATATGAACAAATCAATCTTGATTATATCTGATACGCATTGTCCGTATCATCATCCAGATCTAATACCATTTCTTTCTGCTATTAAAAAGAAATACAAACCAGATCGTATTATACATATAGGAGATGAGGTTGACTCTCATGCTATATCATTCCATGACTCTGATCCTGATTTGTATAGTGCAGGAGATGAACATAGAGAATCATTAGTTACTATCCATCAAATGGAAAAGTTATTTCCTAAGATGGATCTTATGGATTCTAATCATGGTAGCTTAGTATATCGTAGACAGAAAGCCTCAGGTCTACCAAGAGCTGCAATGAAATCTTACAATGACTTTTTAGAAGTTGGCCCTGGATGGAAATGGCATGATGATCTTTTAATTACTATGTCTAATGGACAGCAAGTATACTTCTGTCATGGTAAAGCTGCTAATGTATTAAAGGTAGCACAACAATATGGTTGCCCTACAGTTCAAGGACACTATCATAGCTCTTATTCTATTCAATACTGGGGTAATCCCAACAGTCTAAACTGGGGTATGCAAGTCGGATGCTTAATAGATGCTAAGTCTCTAGCATTCGAGTACATGAAAACACAAAAATCTAGACCAATAATTGGATGTGGCGTTATATTAAACGGACTCCCAAAATTGATACCTATGGTTTTAAATAAAGGTGGAAGATGGAACAAAGAACTGACTTAGAATATTTGACAACTCCTAAACAGGGAGTAAAAATTGTTAAGAAAAAACTTTATTTATATATCAATTCAACAAGGGGAATCTATGCAGAAAACAGACTCACAAGCGAAGATGCAATTAATCTCGCAAGACAACTACTCAACGGAGCAAAACAACTTAACTGAGGAGCCAATCATGTATGAGCCTGAAAGCAATAGACGACCTGGAGTAACTAGAAAATATGAAATGGATAATCATAAGTTCTATGTAAATATAGGATATGATCCTAAAGATATGTTACCAAGAGTTGTTCGTATCTGGAGTGATATGAAAGTAGGAACAGTATTTAGTGATATGTTGATTGATTTATCTGACGATATTACTGAACGATTACAAATAAGAAAAAACTTAGATAAGTCTTTAGAGAGAATGGCAACTGCTGCGCCTCGTAGGGGTGATGGTACTCCGTCTACAATACAAGGTTTAGTTGTAGATGAACTCATAAAGTCTTACTACCTGGAGAACTAAATGCCTTTTGAAATGATTACTATGCTAGGATCTACAGTCCTAGGAGGGGTGATGTCCATCTGGAGTCAATCCATTAAAGCTAAACAAGCTGAACAAAAACTTCTTATACAAAGAGCTGAAGTACAAACCGAAGCATTTAAAGAAGCAAGAGAATATGAAAATGTAGGATTCCAATGGACAAGAAGAATTATAGCACTAACTGCTATCTTTGCTATTGTTGTACTACCTAAGATACTTCCATTGATAGATCCACAAGCACAAGTTATTGTTGGGTATACAGAATGGAATCCTGGATTCTTATTCTTTGAAGGTAAGGATGTAATGAAGTGGGTTCCTATGGCTCATAGAGGTATAGTGATTACACCATTAGATACTAATCTTGTATCAGCTATTATCGGACTCTACTTCGGTGGATCGTTAGTTAAAAAATGATTTGGATATTAACTGTAATGATGTGGTACGAAGGAGATCAATACAGAAATACTTACTTACAAGATATTCAATTTATTTCTGAAGATGCCTGTCAACAACATTTATTTGATAACAAGGTAATATTAGTAGATAGCTTACTAGAAAAGTTTAGAAACGTAGATAGTATGAATATGCAATCATTTGAATATTTTTGTGAAGGTAAGTTTGTAGAACTAGATGAAGTATGAAAAGATTAGACATAAATGAAAACACCTCTATCTCAATGCCAGCTCGTAATCTTATTACTATTATTGGGGCTTGTCTTGTGGGTGCTTGGTTCGGGTTTGGAGTCGTTGAGCGACTTAATAATATAGAAACAAAATTACAGCTGATGGAGAAAGACCTTGAAGCTGCTAATACTTTTATTGATTCTGTTCCCAAGGGTGGCATGGTCAGTCCACAAGTCCAAGAACTCTACATGTTAGTTGAGTACGTGGGCGAAAACGTAGACAAACTCAAAGAACAAATGGAGTCAGAGATTCCAATGATACTTAAGAATGATATGGTCATACAGTTTCACGAAGAAAGATTAATAGACTTAGAGGAAAGAAAGAATGGAAACCATTAAAGTTGTCTTTGCAATTCTGATGATACAGAATGGTTCGACAATAGAGATGGTTCCGACTGATGGTCTTAGTGATTGTCTCAAACAAAAGCGTACTATCTCTCGTAATATTGGAGAAGATCAAGCTGGTATCTATATGCAATGCAAAGAAGTAAAAGCAGAAGTATATGAAGATATGGGAAGATTAAAAATTAAAAAGATCTATGAATAAATGGATCAAGAAACAAGCCAATGCGGATAACACGATTGATATGGGAGTGGATATTGGTATTCTTTGCCTTGATATTCTGGCTGCTCCTATCCTTATTCCTGTCCGTATTGGAAAGTTTCTAATTAAAAAGTTTCTTAAAAAAGGTATTAAGTTTGTATATCATCTTATACATAATTAACTCTCTTACTCCAGGATTTATCAGATCCATCAGCCTCAACTCTTTTATATTCTCTCATTACCCATTCAGGTTCTAATCCTGCCAGGCTACAAACTATTTGGAAATCTTCTGTGTTGTCACTTAACCAAGTGCGAGCTAGATATATAGAATTATTATTTGGTCTGTCTTGAGTCTTGCCATTCTTCTTACGTTTAGGTGGCAGTATCTTCCTAGTCGCATCATGGAATTGTTGGGCTATAACATTAACCCATAAGTTTTGTTCTGGTGTCATTGATAAGTTCCTTTACTTTCTCAAGGTAGACAATGGCATCTGCCAATTCCTCTTGTGTATCTTCAATCCATTGAAGCAAAGGTTTATCAGCAGTACGCATAGTATTACCGTATTCTATAGTTCCGTTGTTTGATCGTTCAATCATTTTTGCACAGATCTTACTAACCAATTCATCCTTACAAAGTTTCTTTACAGCGTCTATCATATAGCACCAGCTTTAGTTAGTGACTGAAACTGAGAACAATACATATCATTATCTTTTCTACGGAAGTTATCTTTCTCTTTGAGTCTTATAGATTCTTTCATAGCTAGTAGATGTTGTTTGTATTCATCACTTTGTCTGGCCCAATGTTCTTTCATTGCACCTGATAAATCATCTGGAGCTTTGAATACTTGTTCAGCCAATACAGTTCTTAGATACTCCTTAACGTAACTAGCTTGAGCTACATGTTCTGCCTCAGTATCTTCGTTATCATAGTTTTGTTGGAGAGCTTTCTCCATACCTTCTCTTGTAATGATTGTCATGTTACTCCTTTCTAGAATGGTACTTCGTCATCAATATCATCATCAACATTCTCTACAGTTGTACCAGGGAATGCATCTTTGATTTGATCTACTACATTAGTTGCTTTGTTGTATCCTTCTTGACCTATTGAAATCCATTTAGCTACTTCACCTGATGGATCTTTTAGTTGGATACCTTTCTCATGATGTAATGTCATAAGCACTTCAGTTATTCGACCAGCCAATCCTACTGCTATCATATCTTGTGGTAAAGCCTTAGAAGTATTCGGTGTCGCTTTCGCTCCACCGCTTGATGTTTCTGTTTCGTTCACATCTTTATCAGGTCTTTCTACTTTGAATGCAGTAGCGTTTCCATTTCGTTCTTGTCCATAATGTACCATGACTTCATCACCCACTGATACTTGTGGATCAAACTTACAGTAGAACTTTATCTTAGTTCCACTTTGATTTAGTACAACAGGCATGAACCATTGATCCTTACCTGGTTTCGGTGCAGATATATAATCTACTTTACCTACTGATTTATTTAGTTCCATTTGTATTCTCCTTGCTATGTTAGTTAATCCTATCTTTGTAGCACCATTAGTTGTTCCAAAGCGTTTTCGCATTGTCACGATCCTCCTGGTTCCATTTGTACCCATCAGTATTTAAAGGCATCATCTTGATAGCTGTTTCTGTGTTAGGTACATTAGCCATAAATGTCTCCAAAGACTCAAACGAATTTATCATAGTCTCATAATTTTGGCTAATCATTTCGTCAGTTAATTCAAACACTTTGAACTTTTTATGTGACGCATACACCAATGTTACTGGCTTACCCAACAACATAGAGTACAAAGACTGTTGCCTTACATGATCTTCTCTTGGCTGTGATGGTACTGCTAGGGTAGCTTTCGTATCTATGATTAGGTTCTCCCATTCAAAGTCTGTTACAGTAGTGATAGGATACTCTAGGGTGTCCAATCTGTGACGTTTGTAGCTCTGAAATAGGTGAGGTATACCAATATCAGGATACGCTTCTTTGATACCTTTAATCAAGTTTAAAGCTATACCACCTACTTTGTCTGTTTCGTCAAACCATTCACCATCAAACTGATTGACCATGTGTTTAGTGCAATGTTCTACTACATCAGCATCTGATCTGTTATAGAATAGATTGATAGCACAACCAAATTCTGCTGAGTTACCCATAGCCATACGGGGTGTAGTCTCAGATCTTTTACCTAGTAAGTTTCTGTATATCCATAGTGAAGGATTACCATACCAATCATTACCCTTACTTGCACTATGTCTGTACTCATTTATTTTCATTGTATTCCTTTCTCGAATAACTTATATTTTTTTTATGTCTAACTTTGATGAACCTCATTTTAATTATAATAGAGAAATCATAATCACTCAACCAAATAAGGACAAACCTGCACATATTGTAAACATCCGTGAATCTTCTATAGAGACTATGTATTATCGTAGGCATATAGATCACATTCAATATGCAGCTGGCTCTATCTTTAGAAGGAAGTGGGAGATGTCTCAACTTATTTCTAAACCAGAGATAGGTGTACGAGTAGATCATTCTGCTAACCCTACAATAGCTGATAATAAACTAGATGCTATCCAAGATCTTAATAGATTGCATAGTGTTATTGGTCAGAAACCTTACGAACTTCTTGAATATGTTTGTGGTTTTGGTAATACTATTAAGCAAATGAACTCTAAATTTAAACTATCTAAAGCCAGAGGCGGTGTTAGATTCCGTGAAGCTCTTGATGAAGCATCAATATTCTACGGATTAAAAGATAAAGGTAATACTATTCGTGGCAATAAGAGACGCTAAACATTTAAAGAATGTTAGGCAGTATCCTTGTTGTTATTGCAAGACTGATATAGATATCTGCGCGCACCATCTTACTCATATCAAACCTAATGGAATGTCTATGAAGTCTGATGATTGCTGGACTGTACCTTTATGTCCTATGTGTCATCACAAATTACATCATTACGGAGAGCGTAGATTCTGGATAGAGCGTAGTCTTGAACCCGGTATTTATGCAGCTATACTCTATCAAGTATCCCTTGACAAACGAAACCCTTAACTTATAAAAGAAATTAGAATAACCAGAGGTGTATCTAAGTGCCTGATAACAAACAACTTTCTAAATCAGATAAGTATCTCAAAGATCTAGATATGGATAGACTAGTAAGTGGTATCCAAGAAAGTCTAGACTGTCCTTATAAAGTAGCCAATGCTATAGGGAAACTTATATCTGCTAAGATCTATCTTGAGATCGTATGCGAAGAAGAAGATATGCAAGAGTACATTGAAAATCTAGAGGATCAGTTTCATACACATTATGCCAAAGACCAAACACTCCATTAACGATAAGTCTATCAAAGTACATTGTACTGATATAAAGATTGAACTTGGATCACCAGATTTTGGTGATGATAATCTTACAGATTGTTACGGACACTATCTCAAACGCAAAAACCTAATTCAAATACAAGCAGGTCTATCAGATATTGATGAGGCCAATACACTATTCCACGAACTCATGCACTCTATAGCCTGGCTTACTTGTGAGACTAATGAAGGCGGTGCATTAGATAAAGATGATGTCGAAGAAAGAGTCGTCAATAACTTCAGTAACTATTGGATCGGTATCTTCCGTGAGAATAAATGGCTGCTTGATTACTTCAAAGAAAAATT